CCAGATTGTGCATCGCATGAGCGGTGAGTTGCGCTGAACGGAAAGTGATGGCCAAATCTTTCATGGCCACATTGTATCACTAAGCGGGCAAACCTTGAGCCTGACGCACGGCACGCTTCATCAGCAGGTCGTGATAGCCGCACATCACAAGAATCTCATCGTACACCTGAATCTTGCCGCTGATCTCGCGGATGCGTCCCTCAGGCGCACGGGCAAGCTGGCCAATGGCAGACTCACGCCCAGCAGCAACCCAGTCCAAGAAATCAAGAAACTGCTCTCGTTCGCTCAGGAAGTTGATCTGGGACTGGAGGGGGTGTGAGCGGTTGAAGAAGTTCATGTGCCCATAAGCTGGGCTTGTTACCAAACCAAGTCAACTCTTTAATCTTGACATGATCTAGTAACACCCCCTCAAACTCCCCCTTTCTTTTGGGGCGTTTCTTTTATTGGAGCGTTTGGGTGCTCACTTGACCCATAGCCGCTGGAGCCGTCCCGATCTTTCCAATCTCGGCATTCTGCATCTGGGTGAGGGCAAACTGGTACTGGTTGAAGTACTTCTCGAGGCGTGCCTTGAATGCCTCATCCTGCTGCAAACGGGCCACAACATCAGGCTGCTGCATATACTGGATGATGGTCTGGATGGCGATCTGGGCACCATTCGGACGAGCACCCACCTCGATGCCAGCGTAAATCTTGGACAGGTCGTCCGTCACAAACTTCACCACCTGCTGTGAGGCCTGTTCCGCAGGTTGCAGGAACATGTCGGCCATGATGGGATCAATCTGCGCGGCACTCACCTCAAGCAGGGCATCAAGGTTGATGCGCCCGTTGCGGTCCAACTGGACAAGGCTGACAAACTGCTGAAGGCGGCTTTCCACCGTCTCGGGGTCGTTGTTCAGCACATCAAAGCTCACCTTGATGTCAAAGTCCTCATCAGGGTTGCCCTTGTCGAAGCGCATGGGGTCAGCCACGCCAGTGACACGGAAGAACACCTGATCGGGGCCAAACCGCTGATAGCACTTGAACGCCAGCTTCAGCACCTCCTGAGCGTGGCTGAGGAACTTGTTTACAAAATACTGCTGGCGGCTGGACGAGATGGGGTTGTTCGGGTTGAGGCCAACCAAGTCGTTGGCGTAATCAATCATCGTCTTCTCCATCTCAACGCTGCCCGGATTGTAGGGAGGCGTGGGACCAAAGCTGATCTCACCCTGACGACGGACGGGGATGAATCGGCCCGGACCATAGTCCGTGGGGGCATTGCCAGCAGGATGCAGAATGGGCGGCAGGGTCGCCATGCTGTTGCGGTCAATGCGACTGTCCCGCTCTGCCTTTACCTGATCCTGCGGACCACGGAGAATGTCGGTGAATGTCTGAACGTCGTAGAGACGCTTGGTGTCCTCGCTGATGCGGGTGACAACAAACGGATAATCGTTATAGCCGTTAAGCAGTTCAAACTTGGCATAGCCGGGAATGTCGCCAATACCCGAGAAGCGGGGATGGAAGATAGTCTGGTAGATGCCCTCGGAGCCGTCCTCATGGTCAATGAGACGCTGGAAGCCGTAAATCACCTCCACCAGTTCCGTTGCGTTGTACTGCTGACGGTAACGCTGGTAGGACAGGCCACGCGTGCCGTACACATTCTCGATGTTGTAAGTGTTGACGCCCTTGAATTTCTCAACGATGTGCTTGCACCACTCCTCGTTCCAGCCATCGGATGCCACGCGGCTCAACACTTCCTGCACGCTCAGGAATGTGCGGTAGAAGACGAACGGGGCACGTTGCGGGTTGATGCAGTAGGAAGGGAAGAACACATCGCCGTCAGGTGCGCAGGTCTGGATGAACGGACGATCAATCGAAAGGCGGCTGACCGGAATCTCCGTCACGCCCTTGTTCCGAATTTCTTTGACGGCCTTCTTGGCTCGGCTGTCCTTGAGGTCAGGATAGATGGTCTTAAGCATGGCAACGATGTCCTCATCGTTCTTTCCATCAAGGATCATCTTGGCCAAGTCGGGGCTGTTGGCCGCAATCTGCTGGAGGTCCACCTTTTGGAGGTAACGCTTCTCCATGCGTTCCCACCCGACGTAGGTAATCATCAGGCCGCGCTCAAGAAAGTAGGAACCGCCAAGCTCCATCTCCTGACGGAAGCGAGGGATGTAGGTGGACAGCATCCACTTCAGGAACGCCGAGACAACCCGTGAACGCTCTATGTCATGCGCCTCAATGGGGTAGGCGCGGATATTGGCCTTTGCCAGAGAGGCCATGAACAACGAGATGTAGTTGTTGATGCGCTCGTCAACAATGCGTGCCTCGGTGTCGGAGGCACCTTCCCACGGGAACGCGTCACCACCATGCTTGCGCAGGTCATTGCTCTTACCCGGCCAGTAGCAGCGACGACCATCCGCGCTGCTTACACACTGGTTGAAATAGGTGGAAAGCTCGGTGAGCGTGCGGTTGTACGCAGCAACCAGTGCCTGCACGTTTGGTCCTTCACTATCGACAAAGGTAAGGGCTTGCTGCTGCGAAGTTTGTGACATGGTTAGGGCGTTAATCGGTATGATACCACAGGCTCACTTTCCAAAGCGCAGCTTGGACTTGGCTATGGCGTTTTTGATGATGCCACAGACATATTCCTTGGGACGACCAATCCTGTCCGCAAGCTCCTCAGGAAACATCTCGGTGGTTTCCCCGGACCTGCGCATCATCTCCCATTCGTAGTGGATCAACCTGTCCGAGTGAGGCAGGAGCCACTTGTTGTCCGTGGTTGGGTCACTCGGGTGGCTGGACATATCTGTAAGACGTTCCCGTCGAGTCGGTTATGGCCTCAACGTACACCTTCTTGCCAATGAGTTTTCCCGTGAGACGCCGTGGGATGATGACTGGAATCTTCCCCTCAGCAGTGTTCAGCTTGACGTAAATCCACTGTGGGTTCTTGGCCTGAGACAGGCATATGCCTTGAAAAATGCCAGTCACCTCAGGTGCCTTGGGAGGCTCAGGCAGCGGCATTGGGTCTGGCACGCGCTTGGGCAACTCCTCCTTCTTGATCGAAACCTTTTCCTTTTTGAACTTCATCAGTAGCCTCCGTTATGGGTTTTTTTTACGGAAAAAGTGTCGGGGGAGACATATCCCACCCCGCTGATGGCCAGATAGCGCAGGACATCCACAGGGTCCTTCCACGCTTCCTCAAGGCCACCTTCGGCGGTGTACTCCTGCAATGCCTGAATGATGTTCTGGCATCTATCCGAGATGTAGAAGTGCGGCCTGTTCATCGCATCCATCGGTGCTTTCTTGTTGTACGACATCTTGGTTTGCAGGGCCTGCAACCCGTCCTCGATGTCTAGTCCCGGGGCTGGGATGAAAATCAGGCCTGAATCGGCCAAGTCCTCGATGATGGATGACGCGCCATTCTGAGTCTGGTATTTGGCGGCACCAAGACGAGGGTCGATCAGGCGTTCAAAGATGACATCAGCCGTCTCGGCCTCAAGTGAGGTGATAAGTTCAACGTAGTCCTTGATGCCGTAGCCAAGCCCCTTTGCACCCTCGCCTGTGCTCCACTTGCCATTGCGGCTTTCAGCCCAGTCACCCACGTTCACATCAGGCCACTCACGATAGACATACCAAGTGTCGCTCTCGTCCACCGCCACCCAAGCCATGAACCAGTTTTTCCTGCCAGCAGGATCAAGGATCATGTACTTGGTCTTGCCCTTCAGGTCGATCTTCTCGTGCTTGAGGACATTCACCTCCACCGAGAAGTTGGGGAACTTGGTGGTGTAGGAACTGGTTGGAACACCATACAAAGCCGTGATGGTATAGTTCTCGTCGTTCCTAGCCCTGCATTGTTCAAGCAACGTCTCATATCCGCTCCAAGGGTTTTCCTTGGAATGGAAGTAGATGATTGCTGTGTTCTTTTCATCGTTCACTTGGAAATAAGGAACAGGCTTGTTTCCAAGGGCCTCCGCATCCTTGCTCTCTAGTGTCTTGGCCCCGTTGATGAAATACCTCACCGTCTCGGTTATGCCATCCTTTGGAGTGAATGTCAGGAGCAGCTTGCTGCCACGGGTGGATAGGCGAATGTAGAGCCGATCCAAAAGCTCCATCCCTAGAAGGTATTCGTCACACCACGCCCCAACATTGATCCATTTACAGTCCACTCCTCCCAAGTCCATCCCCTCAAGGATGGATTGGTTTTGCTGGAACTGGGAGTAGGTTTTGAAGACGATGCGGCTCTTGTTCGGCAGGACGAGGCTGTTGTTGGCAAACCCGTTCTGCATAGAGAACGAGATGTAGTGCGTCTCTTCCGTGGCTTTTCTTTTAAGCTCAATTGGCAGATAGTCATACACAGCCGACTGCTGCACCAAAACACTCGTCTCCTGATTCTGGCTGAAACAGAAAATAAGGGAACCATCATTCTCCATCGCGGCCTTCACCACCGTCTTGGCTCCAAGCGTCGTCTTGCCGCTTCTGTTCGCACCCAGCAGCAACAGGGTGCGCTTGGCCTCAAATGCTTTCCACGCCTTGTCCCAATGCGGAAGCACCCAGCCATACCTATACGGGTCCTTTTTGGCGTTGGCTATGGCCTCATGGTAGGTGTTCCACAAGGCCACCAATTCCTCCGGGGAAAGCACCGCCATCTCCTCCGGGGTGGGAGGCTTGAGAATGGGGTGCTTTTCCCACTTCATCGGCTAGGGGAATTGGCCATATAGGTGGTGGAAAGAACCCCATGCTTCAGCTTGTCACTCACAAGCATATCAACCACCTGCATCAGAAGCTCAACCTCTTCCTCCAGCGTGTCCACGCGCTCGGACAACGCACCCAACGTCAACCCGTGCATGGCCCCATAAGGGTTGTACGTCGGGACATTCTCAACCGTCTTGCTGGCCTTGCGCTTGATTGTCTTTTTCTTTTTCATGGGAAACCTCCTTGGGCGTGACATCAATGGCCACGGCATCAATGGCGCTGGCCCTAGCCTTGGCCCTAGCCTCCTCGATGGCCTTCCGCGCATCCTCGATGCTGGGAGCACCACTCTTGTGCTCCACCACCACCTTGTTGCCATCCGTGGCCATGAAGAATTTGTCGGCGTACAGCCCATACGACATGGCCAAGTCCCTGATGTTCACACGCTTGAGGGCATTCTCATCCTCAGCCAGCATCCTCAGCTTCTCATGCTGGAGCATCCGAATGCCCTCAATCAACGCCATTGCATCCTGAGCAATAATCTCCTTCCGCTTGTCCAGCAACGACTTGTGCCTGCTCCTCAGCACCACAAGCGTGTTCCAAGCCACACCCTCCTCCCTCATTATCTGCTTCCAAGGCAACCCCTCCGCTATCTTCTCCAGCACTCTAGCGGCCTTTGCAGGGTCCTGACACTCAATCCGCGAAGGATGCACCTGCGCAGCCTCCACAATTGACTGCGCCACCTCCTTCCGCGTGATCTTTGAATCGTCAGACATTGATTAACACAAGTCTTTCAAAACAAGCCACATGCACTTTGTCAACACTTTTTCAAACATTTTGTGTAACCTTTCACCCTTTCCCCCCGTCCCTTAATACCATTGATTACTGATAGCACTGGCCAACCTGTCTGAATTTTTTTTAACCGGAGGGTGGACCCGATCAATTGTGACCTACCCCTGATTTACGCAACCCCCTCCCCCCCCTGCTGCGGCAGGCAGGGGGCTTCCAGTGAGAATCACTGGAAGTTGGAAGAGCCGAAGGCTCGCTGTGTTACCCACCCAATCGCAACTAACGCGTCGAAGACGCGGCTACCACTTTAGTTAAGAGAAATCGTTTGTGAAAGCTGGTAAACCTCTGCTTCCATAGGTGAGAGGACTACGATTTCGATACATTAGGCTGTGCCGAAGGCACGGACGATTCATGGAAGGGATGGAGCCCAAGGGCGACATCCCATGTATTAGACTAGGTTCAGGGTCCGAGGGGAATCCTGGCGTCCTTAACGCTATGAATAGGGACACCAAGCTGAAAGCCTGGTGTCCCGTGGGTACGAGAGGGAGCAGGTGGCGTAACGGATATCACCGGGATGCAATCCGCTACGCCAAGTGCTTTGTGGAGGCTACGACTTGTCTTTGTGGTCGCCCTTGTTCTTGCCATTGCCCCCATAAATGAGGCAAAGGATGAACAGGGCGAACACGAAGATGCAGCCTGTGATGATGTCAGCGAGACGTTGCATTTGTGGCGTCCTTTATTGAGTTGTAGCGTTTGATCTTGCCACGTTTGGCCTTGATCATGGCCTCGCGGGACAGGTTGTTGTGTTCCTTGTCGTTGATGCCTGTGACGTAGCCGTCGCATATCCAGATGCGTGGCTCGGCCTGTTTGGCAAGCCAGTCGAGGGCGGGGCCGTCGATGATGTTGCCGCCGCCTACGATCTCACGCTGCTTCTGGATGTCGCGTTCCGTCGCAAGGCGGCCATTTTTGGCTATGATGGTGATCTTGCCCTTGCGTGGATTGGCCGAGTACATGGCTATGGTGGACGACGGAGCGTTGTCCAGATAGCGCATGATGTCGTCTGTGGGCATCTCCATCGATCCTGAGGCGTCGATGAGGACGGTGCCGCCATTGAGTGGCAGCTTGCGGGTGCGGCTGAAGGCGCGTCCGTCGGTGATTAGGCGTCGGATGTGGCCTAGGCGTGCACCCATTGGGACGGCTTGGCGTGTCCTGATCGGCTGTTCCTTGGGGCGATGCGGCACGCAGAGGTTGAGAGTGTCCACGGAGACAAGCTCGCCCCATTGTCCGTCTGTTGCGCAACTGTACACCATCGACTTTGATGCCATGTCCGAGTCGTATTCCTCGCCCCATTCCTCAGGCAGCGTCTCGCCATACTCGCTTAGCAGCTTGCGAAGCAACTGAGCGGCTTTGCATGTGTTCTTGAAGTCACGCAGTTTCTTGCTGCCGTGGCGTGCTCCGGACAGTTCCTTG